AAAAATACAAAAAACAATAAAAAAATATTTTGAGCTAACACCTGAAGAAAAAAAGGAAAAAGATAACCAATTTTTAAATGAATCTATTAATAAAGCTATGTTACTTAAAGAGGGTAAGTCAAAATGTAAGACTGTCGAACAGGAAATTGCTCTTGGTAAAGTTCTGGACTATGATAAAGGATTTGCTATTAAAACTATGAAGGAAAACGTTATTATTGATACTAACCGTAAAGTTAATCTTGGTGGTAATATATATACAAAACTTATCATGGTTGAAACTAGCGGGAAAGTAAGCGGTATATTGAAGGACACTGTAAAGAAAACCGCTCGTCAATACAGAATGAAGGATAAAAATGATTATAAAAACTTCATATCTCTTGGAATCTAAAAAAAAATATCTTATCTTTGTGAACGAGATGGGACCTAATTATCTCGGCAATTTTATGTATGAGTTTATTTTTGGGGAGGATACTGTAGATGTTGATGGTGAAGAATGGGGATACGAAGGAAAAGCAGAGCCCCCACATAAAGAATATATAAAAAGTGTCGGTATATTAGAGAACAGTAAGGTTAATTTTAAGGTAATACAAAAAGAAGAGAGTTTTACAATGTATGACGCACAAGAAGGAATTATAGGATTAGCTTGGGAATCGTATGAAGGAATGGATGAAGGATTTAAATCAGATAAAAGATTGGTTTTTCATTATGGGGAAGATGAAACAATGGTCACAGATAAATTATACGCCCGTGATATGAAATTAAAAATAAAAGAAAATTAAAATTATGGCAGAAAATTCAATTGAAATAGGACTACAAACACCAATAGCAGCAGCTAGCGCATTAAAAAAAGCTGGTTATGGTGTCACATCTGGCGGTAAACCCGTTAATGTATCTGAAACGGACGATAAAGAAAAAGAATTAACCGATGGGGAAGGTAAAATCCACACAAAAAAGTGGGATCGTTGTGTTAAAAAAGTAAAAGCCTCCGGGAAATCAGAAGAATCAGCATATAAAATTTGCTCCAGCTCTGTTAAAAATGCCGGTGTTCAATCAGATCATCAACAAAAGACAGGAAAACAATATGTTGCCAATCGTAAAGAATCTGAAACTAACGAAGGTGATACAATGTTCGATGTGTTCCCCGAATTAAATGCCCAAGTTACACAAGATGGCGGTGAAATTAAGGACATTAAAGTAAATCAGAAACCTATCGAAAAGGCCGAAAAACCCAATGAAACTTGGCCAAAAAAAGTTGCTCGTGACAAACAAGAAGAAAATCGTAAATCAAATAAAAAGCCAATAATGGAAAAATCAAAAGGTGACGTTATATCCAAAAAAGAAGTGTTAGAAGCAATCCAAAGTGGCGGTAGCCCAGCTCCCGCGCCCGCAAGACCGGCTCCGGACGCTCCAACAACCACCCCATCGAAACCGGGACAAAAACCAAAAAAAGACAATCCATTTCGTCCAAAACCGGGACCTAATCCAAACCCAAAAGGAGCTTTACCTTCATGGCTAAAAGCAGATAAATTAGGTATTGGTAAAAATCAGCCAGTTAGTGAAGAATTGAGTGGTGATTTACAAGAAGCTTTAAACTATATTAAAAAAATAATCTAATTCATATGTCAGACAAATCAAAATTAATAAAAGGAACATTGGATCGTTTACTAACTGAAAGAGCAATTGATTATGGTGACCGACCTGAACGTATGGATCCCGGACATGAAAGAAATTTAGCTCAAAAACAAACAACATTCAGCGACCATCCCGCAATGCCGGAAGTTGATCCTGAAGGAATTCCAAGCGATTTCCCCGAATTAATGGCATCAAAACGATTTAAAGATGTCATTCAAGATGTGCTTCGTTTTACCGGTGTACAATCAATTCCTCGTGGTATGAATGGAATGCAGGCACTACAAAGAATTTTAATGACGGCAGTTCAGCGAATATTTGACTTGGAGGATGGACATCGCGAAGATTTGGAACAACTAGCAATTGACTTAGTAAAACAGGAATTCGGAATACAAGATGACGATTATCAATGGGATGTTAAAATTCTTGATATCCGCAATCCCGAAGAACAAGAAGAAATGTCACAGAAAATACAAGACATGAATAAAATGCCAGAAGAAGAACAAGAAGCTGCTGTTGAAGAAGCCATTGAAAATCTTAACGACATTGAACTTGAAAAATATAAAAGAAGATTCATGAACGCCATAGTCCAAGGGTCAGCCCAAAAAATGAATCAATCTTACTATCTTGTACAGGACAGATTAAATACAATTCATCCGGACTTATTAAATTTATATGGTACAATGATGGCTGTTAATGATCTTCAATACTGGATACTACCTGACGAAACTATTGAAGCCGCAGCTGCAGGTGGTAGTGGTGCTGGTTCTGAAGAAATTAACAACGAAACTGATCCACCAACTATCAAAGCTCGTGGTATTAATTTTCCCACACTTGTTCATGAAATAACCAAAGCGGTAATGGACGCTATTGCAACACATGGATTACCTGATGACGAATCTACCGCTCAAGCCGTTATTCAAAGTGAGGATACATTAGCTAAAGAAGCTTGGGACTTACGTTTAGGCCCGGTTATTTGGGAAAAATTCAGATCAGCATATCCGGAAAAATTATACGATGAAGATATGCGTAGGATTCAGGCTTATTTGGTTGCTGAAGTCGCTAAGCTCCCCGCAGAAGAATTTATGGAACTAGCTAAAGAAATTCTATCCGGAAGTGATATTGGTAAAAGAAGACTAGAACAAATTGTGGACGGTATTCTTACTAAATTACGTGAAGAAGAATATGCTGAATTTGAATATGATCAGAACACACAAAATCCAACACCTCCAGAAGATGAAACCGGCGAAGAACCAACTGGGGAAAAAGAATTTGATCCAACTGATCCGTCAACTTGGTAATTAAAATATAACACAACAAAAAACCCCACATAGATTTACTATGTGGGGTTTTTTGTTGGTGCTCGATATTTATTAAAAAATGTCGAGTTATGAGCAATGAAATATTAAAAAAGATTATTCAAGTGCCGTTTCCTGAAAATCAATATGTAGTAGAGGAAACAACAAAAAAACAAATTTATCTTCATCACACAGTTTCACCACAGGCCGATTCTTTAACTGATATAAATTATTGGAAGAGTAATCCGGAAAGAGTCGCAACATCAATAATTATACAAGGTGATGGAACAATTTATCAGTTATTTAGCACAAAGTATTATGGATATCACTTAGGATTAGGAAATAGTGAATTCAGTCTTTATGGGTTACCTTATAAAAGTTTAGATAAAATATCCATTGGAGTTGAAATCGATTCGTGGGGTGGACTAGTTAAACATACAGATAATAATTGGTATCCTGCTAAATGGGACAAAAACTTAAAAAAATTGGTTCCTAATACTAACTGTAAATTCATTCCAAAAGAACAAGTACAAGAGGTTCCAAATGGTTTCAGGGGTTTTTATGCCTTTCAGAAATATACAAAAGAACAAATAGAATCACTACGTCAATTATTAATCTATTGGAACGAAAAATGGGGAATACCCTTAACTTATCGGGAAGATATATTTGATGTTGATGCCGAAGCTTTAAAAGGAATACCCGGAGTTTATACACATTGCTCATGCCGGAAAGATAAATCCGATATTTTCCCTCAGCAAGAAATGATCGATATGTTAAAATCTCTATAATGGCCAATACAGCACAAATGGTTGAGTTTTTAAAGTGTTTGGAAGACATTCCCTACACTCTTAAAACATATAACGAAACTTTTGATAAGACTAAAAATAAATTTGTTCCATTTGCTTTATTTTCAGAGCAACACAATTTAATAGATTTATATGCGAGTAATCATCGTTTCGTCTTAGCTTTAAAATATAGACAAGCAGGAATTACAACCGTCACTGCTGGATACTGTGCTCATCGTATTGTTTTTGGCGACCCCGAGAACCCAGAAAAAATTCTTATACTGGCAAATAAACAAGATACCGCATTGGAATTTTTAGCTAAGATTAAAGGTTTCATCGAGCAATATCCTGAATGGCTTGGTATAGGTAAAAAAGATAGAAAAAATGATGGCGCTTTACATTACGAAAAAGAATCACAAAAACATATCAGCCTATTTAATAAAGAAAATAAAATGGTTGGCGAAGTTAAAGCACTAGCCACAAGTCTTGATGCATTACGTGGATTTACCCCAACTTTATTAATCCTTGATGAAGCTGCATTTATTGAAGGTGGTGCTGACTTATGGGGTGCTTGTCTAGCTTCTCTCGGAACAGGGGGACGAGCATTTATGATTTCTACCCCTCACGGCCAAGATCAAATTTATTATAAAACATATGCCGATTCAATAAGTAATATTAATACCTTCAAAATTTTTCAGATGTACTGGTATGATGATCCAAGATACAATAAAGATCTGATTTTTGTTCAATATGATGGTAATTTAGTTGATTGGATGGCAAACCCGGAATTACGAGAAATGTATCCGATCAAAAAAAATGGATTAGACACACCAAGAACTGAATGGGATGAATTATTTAAACAAAATTGGAAACCCTGTTCACCATGGTATGAATCAATGTGTCGTGAACTGAATTTTGACAAACGTATGATATCCCAAGAGTTAGAGGGAAATTTTCTTGGTTCTGGTGATAATGTTGTTGAAGAAAAAATAATAGAAAAACAGGCAACAGAAAATGTTTGCGAGCCCATAGAAAAACAATTAGAGCAAAAATTATGGATATGGAAAGAACCCGAAATTGGTCATAAGTACATTTTAGGCGCGGATGTCAGCAGGGGAGATTCTGAAGATTTTAGTTGTTTTACTATTATTGACTTTGATGAAATGGAACAAGTAGTTGAATATAAAACAAAATTACCACCTGATATTTTTGCTGATATTGTGTTTAAATGGGCTCATAAATATTCAGCCTTCATTGTTGTCGATATTACTGGCGGAATGGGAGTTGCAACATCACGAAAATTACAAGAGTTGACTTATCCAAATGAATTGTTATATTTTGATGGTATAAAAGATGACGATAGATGGAAATATGGAATTTATAATGATAAAACTCCCGGTATTAACTATAACAATAAAAGAGCACAAATTGTTCAAGCTTTCGAAGAAGGAGTCAGAACAACATTTAAAATACGATCAAAACGACTAATTCAAGAAATGAAGACCTTTGTATATATTAACGGTAAAGCCGATCATAGTAGAGGATCTCATGATGATGGAATTCAAGCATTAGCAATGGCTCTTTATGTCGCACAAAATTCTTTTACAAAATTAAAACAAAACGAAAAGAAAGTTAAAGCAATGATAAACGCTTGGACATCATCAAGTGTTCAAAAAGATGATGTAACTAAGCCAAAATTACAAAACAACCAGCCCGGAAATGGATATATGTGGTTATTTTCCGGATTAAAATAATTAGAATATACTAGTTATTATTTTGAATTGATGATTATATTATAGACATGGAAGACAATACAAATTTAACAATGTTTCAAAAACTAAGTCAGGCTTTCGGATTAGGAACTCCAAAAGCACCCGACCAAGCAACCAAATATCAATATCAATATAATTCACCAATACAAAATCGTGAAATTGTACTGAAAACTGATAATAAACAAGAATATGAACGCGAAAAACTAGAACGCCAACAACAAGCTTATCTCGTTAGCCAATGGACAAAGACAGATTCGGAACTATATCGCCAAGCAATTTATTATGAAACTACCAGATTAGCAAGTTATTATGATTTGGAGGCCATGGAATATTCAATACATGGCGATACTAAGATAGCTACGCCGGATGGATTTATAACAATTAAAGAACTTGCAGATAAAGGGCGAGATCACGAATTTATTGTTTATTCCTATGACCATAATAACCAAAAAATCGTTTCGGCCCGGGCCAAAAATGCACATTGTACTCGGAACGAAATGACGTATAAAATCACATTTGCCGATGGGAATTTTATTATTGCAACACATGGTCACAGATTTTTAAAATATAAAGGGGTTTATTCTGTTGTTGAGGATTTAAAAGTTGGTGATTTAATGATGTCTTTTTACGATGATATTAGATTAACAGCTCAAATGACAATGAGCAACGCTAATAACACCGTAGCAAACAATCTTGGTTGGGATAATATTATTAATGCCGCGCAAACACATAAAACTTTAAACCAAACATCGGAATTTTTACAGGTTGACCCCACATCGTTATTAATTCGAATTGTAAATGACGGGTACTATAGTTGGGAAACGTTCTGTCAGGTATATGAAATTGATGAATATTACGGTTTAGAAACATTGAACAATCATCATATTCAAATTATAAGCATTGAACCCTATGGTATTGTACCAGTATATGATTTAACGGTTCCGGGATTTAAAAATTTCGCAACAGATAGTATATTTTCTCACAATACACCGGAAATATCAGCAGCGCTGGATATTTTTTCAGAAGAAGCAACAACAGCTGGAGATAATGGTAAAATTTTAAATGTGTATTCAGATTCTAAAAGAGTTAAAAAAGTACTAGAGAGTTTGTTCTATAACACTTTGGATATCAACACGAACCTACCACCATGGACACGCAATGCGGTAAAATATGGCGATAATTTTATATTTTTAAAGATTGATCGTGAGCGTGGAATCGTTGGCTGCACTCAATTACCTAACATTGAAATCGAGCGTAAGGAATACCATGCGGATAGTATTTATAGAAACATAACGAACGAGAAACAACCCGGAATTCAGTTTAATTGGAAGAATAAAGATCTGTCATTTCAGTCATGGGAAATTGCACACTTTAGACTAGTAGGGGACGATCGTCGTTTACCTTACGGAACTTCAATACTCGAAAAGGCTAGACGTATATGGAAACAATTGCTCCTATGTGTTGCATCAGATACCGAAATATACACTATTGATGGTATAAAACAAATAAAAGATATTAAATCAAACGATATTATATATAGTTTCGACCCATCATCTCAAAAAGTTATTCAAACACGAGTTAATAATTGTGCTAAAACTGGTGATAATAAAACGTTATATCGTGTTCGAACAAATTATAATTCAATTGATGTCACAGATAATCATCCGATAATGGTATGGGATGGTAAAAATTATCAATATAAAACAATTAAAGATATTAATACAAATAAAGATAAATTAGTTTGCCCGGCTATTGATAATGGTAATAGTTCATATAGTGTTCAATTGTCTTCCGATGGGTATTCAGTACAATTAAACGAAGCTGGGCTAAATTATGCTGCATCTATTGATAGAAAAAATATTGTTCAGAAAATTATAAAAAATATTGATAGTAAAAATTATAAAAATGTTCATGCTTTTTTAAATGGTAAAAGAAAAATTAAATATTCATTATTACCACAATTATTAACGACATTTGGAATTACAATAGATATGGTCGATGTTTATTATGGTAAGTCTATAACCGTTTTAAATAAGGATCTTACCTATCAAACAAATCCTGAAATTTCTCGCATATTTGGCTTTATGTTAGGTGATGGTTGGCTACAAAAAAACACGTTTGGATATGCACTAGGCGTTGATGAAATTCAAAACCAATTTTATCACGATTTAATGGTGCGACAATTTGGAAAAAAAATAAGAATTAATTATCCGGTTATTGGCGTACGGGGTGGGCAAGCATTGATTGATTCAAAAGAACTGGTTAATTTGTTTAAAAAACTGGGGTTTATTACTGGATTTAAAAATAAACGTATTCCTGATTGGGTATTTAATTTAAACATCGAAAATCGTTTACAATTTATTCGCGGATTGTTCGATGCTGATGGCTCAGATCGATGGGGGGTAATAGGACTATCAAACAAACATTTAATTACCGATTATCGAAGAATATGCCAAATGTCAGGTTATGGAGTTGGAAAAATATCAGAAAAAAAGGGATGGATTGATAATAAGGATAACATAATTGTACATCACCAAGATACGTATAAACTATATATTAATTTTAAGAATCGTACAGATTTAAGATACCAAAATATTTTATCTATTGAAGAGCTTGGTAATGATGAAGTGTGGGATTTAAGCGTTGATAGTAATATACATAATTTTATTGGTAATGGGGTTGTTGTCCACAATTGTGAAGATGCTATGTTAATTTATAGAACATCAAGAGCTCCGGAACGGCGTGTATTTAAAGTTTTTGTTGGTAACATGGATGACGATGATGTTGAAGCTTACGTACAAAAAGTTGCCAATAAATTTAAACGTTCTGTTGTTGTCGATTCTGCAACAGGGCAAATTGATACAAGATATAATCAATTAGCGGTTGATCAGGACTTTTTTATACCTGTTCGTGACCCTAATGCACCAAATCCTATAGACACATTACCGGGTGCATCTAATTTAGCAGAAATTGCTGACGTAGAGTATATTCAGCGTAAGTTATTTGCCGCAATTAGAACACCTAAAGCGTTTCTTGGATTTGAGGATGTTGCTGGTGATGGTAAAAATTTAGCTCTTAAAGATATTCGTTTTGCGAGAACTATTAATCGTGTTCAGCAGTCAATGATTCAGGAACTAAATAAAATTGCTATTATTCATCTATATGTTCTTGGATTTGAAGATGAGATTGATAATTTTACATTGACACTAAATAATCCTTCGACACAGGCTGAGTTGATGAAAATTGAGTCCTTAAAAGAAAAGGCTCTATTATATAAAGATTTGGTGAGTGATGCTGGTAATGGATTTTCAATAACTAGTATGACATGGGCAAAGAAAGAAGTTATGGGATTTTCCGAAGATGAAATTAGATTGGATCTCGAGCAACAAAGACTTGAAAAAGCAGCAGCAAATGAAATTGCTAAGACTACCGAAGTTATTATACACACAGGAATCTTTGATAATATTGATAAGATTTTCGGTAAACGGGCTGATCAGGAAGGAGAAGCTCCGGCTGCGGGCGGAGAAGCTGGCGGTGCAGGTGGAGGCGGTGGTGGTAGTTTCGGTGGATTAGGCGGTGATCTGGGTGGCGCAGAAGGCGGACTTGGCGGCGGTGATATGGGTGGCGGTGGTGGAGAATTTCCTGCTCCGGGCGAAGAATCTGCTGTTCCGGGCGAAGAAGATGGTGTTCCTCCGACAGAAAACGAAGTCGAAGAAGAAGGACATATAAGGAAAAATGATGATAGACCATTATTGATTGAAAATCGGATTTCCTATGATCTTAATGAAATGTTAAACAATCTCGATAAATTAATAGCTCCAAATATTGATGATGGTGAACAATAAAAGAATAACGAATATTTATTAGAAAATAATAATATGAAAAATTTTGCTAAACTAAAAGATTCAATCTACAATGAGGTGTTAACTTGTTTAAAAGAAGATAGAACTAAAGCCAAACGATTAATTAAAGGTTACGTTAACATTTTAAAACAACACCCAACGTTAAAAGAAGCCTTTCATATTCATCATAACTTTGAAGAAGGAAGTTTCATTAATGAAGATGTAAAACATGGATTTATTATTGAGAATTTAAATGCAATCAGAAAATTAAGTAAAGAAGATTTAAGATTGGGTTTGGATGCTTTAGATAAATTCATAAAGGAAAATAAAATTCAATATGCAACTGATTTAAACGCTCTGAGTGAAAAAATTTCTAGCTTAATGATGAACATAAATCGTGTTGATAGATCAGTTGAAAATAACAAAGCCATTGAGTATATTATTAACGAGGTCACAAAACGTGAAATAAATACAAATCAACGTAAACCGGTAAGTCATAAAATATTTAAAGAAGTCGCAACAAAAAATTACCACAATAAGTACAATAATTTAAGTGAAGACGAAAAAAAGATTATTAAATTTTTCTTTACCGGGAATAAAAAAATGATTAAAGATCATTACAATAGTATATTATCAACGATTAAAGAAAACATCAATCAAAAAATTCAAACCGCTGACAATAAAGATACTAAAATCAAACTATACGAGGTGAAAGATAGGTTATACGACAATCCCACCGAGATAACATTAGAACATTTCAATAAATTACTTCAACTAAAAGAAAGTTTGAAATAATAGTTGTTTTTCAGCAAAAAAGCATTATATTATAAGCGCAATAATTATTGCGCTTATTTTATTTATAACAAAATAACATTCTATTATGAAAACGTAACGTGAAAAAAGGTAAAGAGCTAAATGTCAAACTAAACAAAAAATTTAAAACTTATTATGGGACAATAGATAATAAAGATTTAAAAACCATTTATGTTGGGATAACAACTTGGATAAGGCCAAAAGTCGACATGGATAATTATTCGTCACCAATATCCCATTTACGAAAATTAATTCAACACGGAGTATATCAATATGTTAATTGGCAGTTATTTCGAGCGGATCACCATATTATTGATATCGATGTTAAAGATTCTAGGATCGAATTCAATAAATCGAGCTATTTAAAGATCGAGATTACTTTGTTTGTTAAAAATAAAGATTCAATATTATCAAATTTAATTAAAACAGATATGGTAAGGTTTATTAATGGAATGGTATCATCAATTGAAAAGTCGAATAATTTTGAGTTTACTATGAATAAAAAAAGTCATGTCTCCACAATATAAAAATCATAGCCCAAAAAAAATTGTAAAACATTCTGTTCTTCAAGGAAAGGTCAGTACAAGAAAACAAGAACATATAACCCCCCCAATTACAGTCCCAAAAGAAAAGCCACTACGTGAGCTTATTGAACCCCAACCATTATTGAATTCCGGAAATAAAATTAACCGATTACACATTGTAGTAACTTGTGTTAATTATAGTGATTTCTTAATTATTTCTTTGTCTGAAAATATAAAAATTATTGATCCTAAACATATTATTGTTGTTACTGATAGTCAAGATACATTAACCAAACAGATTTGTAATACTTTTGGAGTCAATTGTGTTATTACGAATAGATTTTACGAAGATGGCGCGGTGTTTAATAAGGGGAAAGGAATTAATGATGGGATTAATTCGATTGTAGACCCCGATTGGATATTAATAACTGATGCCGATATTGTTTTTCCTACCGACTTGCTAGATATACTAAACAAAAAAAGAATAAACACCAATAAATTGTATGCAGCGACAAGATATTTATGTCACAGTTACGCCAAATACCAAAAATATAAAAATAACGACATATCTTTAACAGAATTAGATGGTATTCACCATTGCCCGCCTGTTGGATATTTTCAATTATTTTCATATAATCATCCGAATTTAACTGATAAAAATTCAATATATCCGGAAAATTCGATTGACGCATCTTGGTCTGATATGTTGTTTGCTGATAAATTTCCTCAAAAAGAATGTCTTCAAAATATTAAACTATTACATTTGGGTGAAGATAGTAAAAATTGGAAAGGTCGGAAAACAGAAAGATTTATTAACGATACAATTTTTAACGATTTTATTATTAAGCAAGAAGCATATCCATTTATCACATCAATTCGTGAACAATATAATAATGATAAATTAGCAGTTATTACGTCATTTTTCAATCCCGCAAATTATTCAAATATTAAGTCGAATTATATTGAATTTAAAGACTTTATTAACAAATCCGGTGTTGATTTATTCACGATTGAATTGGTGTTTGACGATCAAGAATTTTTCACAGAAGAATCCGAATTTAATATTCACATACGAGGGGATTCAAAAAATATAATGTGGCAAAAAGAAAGATTACTGAATATATTGATTGACAAAATTCCGGTAGAATATAACAATATTGCGTGGATTGATTGTGATGTAATTTTAGATGATTATGATTGGGTTAATAAAGTTAACACCAAATTGAAGTTTTATAAAATGATCCAATTATTTGAAACGGGAAAATTTTATAATGAATTAGGACAAATTAATAGAATTAGTGATGGCATTATTAAACATTTACATAATTTAAAACTTAATAAAATAATTGATTTCCACACAGTACATGGAGGCACTCCTGGTCTCGCTTGGGCAATTCGTAGAGAATGTATCCAGAAAACCAAATTTGTTGATGATATGATTATTGGTGGCGGTGATGCTATTATGATGCTGGCTTCGGTTGGCTGTTTTGATGACCAATTTGTGTATAAAAAAATGAATTCGGAAATGTTATCACAAACATTAAAATGGTCACATAAATTTTATAAAGAAATACAAAACTCAGTATTCTATATTCCCGGTAACGCATATCATTTATATCATGGTACAAATTTAAAACGTAATTATAACAATCGAATAGATTATTTAAACAATAACAGCTACACGCCCAATTATGATATTGTTTTAGACAATAATAAATTATGGGCTTGGAGTTCTGACAAGCCAAATTTACATAATATCGTTAAAAAATATTTTTTCGATAGAGATGAGGATGATAATTTGAAATCAATAAAAAATTTAAACAATTATTTTGATGGAATTTTTTGTATTAATCTTGAACGTAGATCCGATAAATGGGATATTATGCAGAAACGATTTAATAGAAATAATATAAAAGTTACCCGCATCGGGGCGTTTGATGGTGATTGGAATATAGTTAAAAACGAATGGCAAAACATTTATAACCATCTAAATGATAAATTTAAATCACAAATGACAAATCCATCAGCTTATGGTTTATTGGAAAATCAATATGCTTATGGAACATTATGTAGTCATATTTCTGTTATTACATTTGCTAAACAACATGGATTAAAAAAAATATTAGTTTTTGAAGATGACGTCGTGTTTCATAAACATTTCAATGAACAATTAACGAATATATTAAAATTGAAAAATTGGAAATTGTTATATTTGGGCGCTAGCCAATATCGATGGGAAAATATAACATTGAAACAAGGATATTATAATGCTAATCACACGCTGGGAGGATTTGCCTATTGTTTAGATTCCTCAGTTTATGACGAAGTTTTGAATCTGGCGTTTTTATATGAGAAATCATTTGATAATTGCTTAGGTAATTTTAATGGACACGACATTCAAAGTCGGTATCCGAACGATTGTTATGCGTTATATCCCAATATCGTAATTGCTGATGTTGGAGATAGCGATTTGCGAGAAAAAAGAAATTTAGATGAGCACGCAAAAAAAATGCGGTGGGATTTAAATTTATATGATTTCAGTTAACGAAAATTGAAATAATACATAATTAACAAGTAATTTATTTTTTTTAGCATTTAAACATATTTATTAAGAAAATATGTTGTATGCGAATATTAAAATCAGGTGAAACTGGCTGGGGCGGTTTGATAGAATGGGATGCTGGTTTCATCAATCCCAATCAGAAAGACAATAAACTTATTCTCGAACAAATGGCTGAGGCAATTAAGAACCCAACGCCACCATATGCTCCATATCCATTTTATATGTATGCTGTATTACAAAAAGCTGGGATTGAAAATAAAAATGGTAGAATATATCCTTTTGATGTTTTAGATCCAGAAATACAAAAATATTTAACGTTAATTCCCGATAGATCAACTAGTGAATATAATCATCCAGAATGCGTTGATGACCAAGTAGATACGTTAACAAATGATGGCTGGAAAAAAGTTAAAGATATTAATGTTGGTGATTTAATTTTAACATATAATTCTGAAACTAAAACATCTGAATATAAATTAGTAGATAAAAAAATAGATCAGCCATATAAAGGTAAGATGATTTATTTTAAAGGTAGAAATATCGATGTCCAAACAACTCCAAACCATAAATTTTGGATAATCAATAAAAACAGTAATATTGGTAAATTTATAACAGCTCAAGAAATTTTCAACGGAGGATCGGAGCTTTCTAGCTGGTACATTCCTAAGTCTAGCATTTATTTAGGTGGCATTGATTATAAGACATTTAAATTGTCTGGTATAAAAACTAATATACCAAACAAGGGAATTAATGATACATATAATACCGATATTGAAATTAATGCTATTGTGTGGTTTAGATTTTTAGGCTTTTATTTATCTGAAGGACATTCATCTGGCGTTAATACCGGCAAGCGATCATCTTTTAGAGTTGTAATTACACAAAAAAACGTAGAAAAAATTAATATTATTCGTGAAATTTTATCACAATTACCCTTTGATTTCCATGAAAATACAAGAAAAAATGGAACAAAAGATTTTAGTATTTACGATGCTCGATTACATAGTTATTTAGCTAAACTTGGTGATTCACACTCTAAATATATTCCACAAGAAATTAAAAATGCTGATCCAAAATTATTAAATGAATTATTTGATTGTTTTAAAATGGGTGATGGTAGAACTATTGGACAAATATATACACAAAGCGATGTATTTTCCACATCCGAACAATTAATTAATGACCTACATGAAATATTAATTAAAATTGGAGGGAATGGTAAAATTAAAAAAGAAGAACGTAACAAAGATAGATATATTAAAAATAATGATGGAACATTGCGTTTAATTGAAGGAAAAAATACTAAGCCGATATATTTTTTAACGATCGCTAAAACAAATAATATATGGTTAGATAAACGATTTTTACAGGTAGGTGAGGTTGATTTTGACGGTCGAGTATATTGTGTTACAGTACCAAATCATATTTTTTATATTCGCAGCAATGGAAAATCTTGCTGGACTGGAAATTCAAGTATTATCGATCTTGAACGTATTTCACACCGATTAGTTAAAGTGTGGTGGGAAGATAAAGTGTTAATGGGACAATTAGAAATTCTTACGTCACCAGCGTTTAGGCATCATGGACAAATATCTTGCAAGGGAGATCATGCCGCATTATTACTAAGCTATGGAATTACGCTAGGCATTTCTTCTCGTGGTGTTGGATCATTAAAAAACGAGCACGGAAAAAATATTGTACAATCAGATTTCGAATTAATTTGTTTTGACCTTGTTTCTTCGCCATCCACTCCGGGAGCCTATTTATTCAATGATATCAACGCAAAAGATAACTTACCGGAAATGATAAAAAATAGAAAAGATGAATTAATAACAGAATCCAATATAAAACTAATCGAGCAATTAAACGAATTTTTGTTATAATAAAGTAAATAGTAATTGTACTTTTTAATAAATCAACATATTTATAAGAAATTCCCCTAAGACGGGTAATATAATTTTTAATTAAAAATAATGAATAGTATGGCAAACAAACCAAAATCAATTCTTGATGAAGCGTATGACGAAGCAAGATCTTTAGAAGAAGCTCTTAAATCAAACGCTAAAGATTTATTGTCAGCAGCAATGAAAACCGATCTTCAATCCTTGGTAAAAGAATCCTTAGATGATGAAAATGAAGATGACGAAGACGTGGACATTGAAACTGATGATGAAGCATCTGATGTTGATACCGATGACGAAACAGCCGATGACGATGATGAAACAGCTAGCGATGATGCAGATATAGATGATATAGCTGCTGATGATACTGCTGATGATTTACCCGCAATTGGAAGTGATGACGAAATCGATACTGATATTGATGACGAAACAGCCACAGACATCGAACCAATGGACACTGGAACCGATGTTGTGGATATGACAACAGCCTCTGATGGTGATGTATTAAAAGTATTTAAAGAAATGGGTCCTGAAGACGGTATTGTGGTAACACGAGATCCTGAAGGAAACATTGACGTTAATACCGGCACAGAGGAATTCAAAATCATGACAAACGAACCAGTTGTCGGAGAAGAAGAAGGTATTAGTGACCTTGAAACAGATGACGACTCAGCTGAGGGTGATGAAGTTATGTATGAACTAAATTTGGATGGATTGGACGAGGACATGAACGAAAATGAAGATTCTCCATTTGACGGAAAGGGATCAAAAGTCGGTAAAAACGCCCCTTATACCGGAAAAAATTCAGTAGACACAGACGCGCCTTTTACTACTAAGAACAAAGTTCAGGCAGTAAGTGAAAATGACGATGCAGAAGCTGAAATGCACGAGAATAAACCAAGAGTAATGGCCAATCGCTTCCACACAACAGGTAACAACCAAAATGCCGGTCCTTATACCGATGGTAAAAGACAGACAAGAGGTGCGTTAAAACAAGAAGAGTTAGTTCGTTATCAGAAACTTGTTGAAAGCTTAAAGGCTGAAAACAAGAATTTCAAAAAAGCTGTAGAAGATTTTAAGAAAAAGCTACACGAAGTTGCAGTATTTAATTCTAATCTGGCTTATGCCGTTAGACTGTTTACTGAAAACACAACAACAAAAAAGGAAAAGATCAATATCTTACGCAGATTTGATAATGTGAAAAGTTTGGAAGAATCGAAACGTTTATTCGAATCGGTTGTGAAAGAACTTGGTTCATCACTTATTAAAGAAGGTAAAACAATTGATGAAAAAATCACCAAGACACCAACTAGCAGTGTGTCACAAGAAACAAAACAAAAAACTCAGATCTTTGAGTCTAAAATCTATGAGGACCCAAAATTTAAACGTTCTCTGGATATCATGAAAAAAATAAATAAATAATATTATGTCAAGTTACTTATTAAAATCAGGTAAAGTAGGCACAATAGGTATGGACCAACTTCGTCTTATTCGCGAGGAAGCAACTCGCCGTTGGGATGAACTTGAATTTCTACAAGGTCTCGAAGGACACCTTAAAGAAAACATAGCTTCGTTATACGAAAACCAAGCGAACCTATTACTACGCGAAGGTACTGCCGCTGAAGGTGGTGCATCAACCGGTTCATTTGAAACCGTTGTTTTTCCTATTATACGTAGGGTTTTCTCAAAACTTTTAGCTAATGAAATTGTTTCAGTTCAGGCCTTAAACCTTCCTATAGGTCGTCTGTACTTCTTCAATCCTAAAATTAGCAGACGTATCAATCCAGCCACAGGCGGTGGAAATAATCAATGGGGTCAACCGGGATTCCCAACAGCAGATACAATGGGCGGACAAAGCAACGCCACTTTCGAAGAAAGATCATTGTATGATGCTTACTACGAAGATCCAGATTCTCCCGACTCTTCACTTTTCGACAGAAGTAAAGGTAAATATACTATTATTAGTGCAACCACAGCAACTCCTCAGCAATGGGTTATTGATGCTTATGGACAATCTTCATTAGTTGATACTACATTTGCTACTATTACGGGTTTAGACGCATCCGCTTCTACTTGTATGAGAACTGTCGTATTGAAAATTCAGGGATTCACAACAGATTCAGCTGCTGGTCGTTTAATTGGCCCAGATGGAAATGAAATGGATACTGAAGAATTCCTCGCTTCATTAAAAGTTACCAACATAAATGACATCTATTGTTGCAATCAGATTTTAGCCGGAACAATATCACAAGGCGGTTTAAATGTAACTCATGACAATCATATCGATTTCCGTATTGTAACTCAAAAATACGCAAAAGGTATTGTAGATTATGGTGACATTTGTACTCCTGACGGAAAAATCTATATCGAAGTTGATCTTTCATGCCCAGCATGTATCAACTGCGTAAGCACCGATGGATATGTTGGTTCTTATATGACTAATACCATCTTCACTGGCACTTCATGGGCTGTATCTTGGAGAAATTACCAAGATCTCGAATTTGAAGATGAAATGGGTGAAGTAACTTTCCAGCTGGATCACGTAACAGTATCCGTAACCGAAAGAAAACTTAGAGCACAATGGTCACCTGAACTTGCTCAGGACGTTAGCGCTTTCCATAACATTGATGCTGAAGCTGAATTAACAGCTATCCTTTCTGAAGAAATCGCAGCTGAAATTGACCGTGAAATCCTTCGTGACTTACGTAAGGGTGCCGCATGGAGACTTCGTTGGGACTATAACGGATGGAAACGCTTTACAGCTGGATCATCTCCTTACACACAAAAAGACTGGAATCAGACTTTGATAGAAGCTATCAATCAGTTAGATGCTCAGATCTATAAATCAACTCTTCGTGGTGGAGCAAACTTCATCGTTGTTTCTGCTGAAATTTCAGCAATATTTAACAACATGGAATACTTCCACGTAAGTAATGCCGGTGCTGAAGAAGATCAGTATAACATGGGTATCGAAAAAGTTGGAACACTTCAGGGTCGTTTCACCGTATATCGTGATCCTTATTTCCCAGCAAATAAACTTTTGATGGGTCACAAAGGAACATCAATCCTTGATACTGGTTACATCTACGCACCTTATGTACCTCTACAGTTAACACCAACGATGTACAACCCGTTTAACTTTACTCCAATTAAGGGAATTATGACGAGATACGCCAAAAAGCTTGTCAATAATCGCTACTATGGAGTCATTACTGTTGACGGCGTTAGAACCTTTGGTATCCGTGAACTTCGCTAATCGAAAGATTAACTATATTACAAAAAGGGAAGATGAAAATCTTCCTTTTTTTTTATTTATTTTTTAACGCCTATTGACTTTAATGGATTTTATGTTATATTTATAGAAAAGGTATATTATGAAAAAATCATCCATAACACAATCTGATATTAAAGAAATCGGCCGACTTTATACTAGTGGGGAAATATCATCGACTCATAAATTAGCAATCCAATTTAAAACAACTCATAAAAATATTCGGACGATTTTAACTAATCAAGGAATATCTATTAATAAACGTGGAGGTCAAATTAAATATGGGCGCAATATTGTCGTTCAAAGGTATTCCGATAAAAACAGAACAGATGGGAAAACCACTATTGCTATATGTAAACAAACGAATAAATTGTTTAATGATTATTCTAATTTATCGGGGGCATTAACTGATCATATTAAGAAATTACACCCTAATATTGTAATACCCAGTTCATATAAACGCAGGATGATATTTAAATCCACAGGGAAATATTGGCACGAAGATTATTTTGACATTATTGATCAGAATAAACCAACAACTAAACAGTGTAAGTATTGTAATTGGGAAACCATTGACGTTGATAATAAATCTGGTGCGTATATTAATCACCTAAAACAAAAACACAATAAGACAATTGAAGATTTTGTTATAGAGTTTCCAGAAGAACTGGTACATTATAAACAAGTTCAACAAAAACAAAACAGAGATTCATTATTAACAAACCCTGATGAATTTATGGTTTGTCAAATTTGTGGCGAAAAGTTTAAACATGTTAATAACCAACACTTATCAACCCATGGTATAACACCAGACGAATATAAATTACAATACGGGATAAATTCTTTAATGTCGAACAATCTTACGGCCGCGACATCTAAACGTTTAAAACAGTATAGTGACGAATTTCATTTTTCTCCGGAGTCAAAAGACGAAAATGAAATTAAAAACCTAATTCAAACGTATGGACTAGACGTAATTGAACATGATCGTAAAATATTGGATGGTAAAGAAATTGATATGGTAATTCATAGCTTAAATTTGGGAATCGAATATAATGGTAATAAATTTCACACAGAATACTATGGGCACAAATATCCAAATTATCATTTAGATAAATTAACGTTAGCCAATAGTAAAGGATATGGATTAATTCAAATATTCGAAGATGAATGGATATTGAAAAAAGATTTAGTTGTTAATAAAATTAAACATTTGCTTGGGCTTTCATCGGGGATCAAACTTGGTGCTAGAAAATGTGATGTAAAGGAAATATTAACATACGATAAAAATCAATTTCTCGAAAAATACCACATTCAGGGGCAAGACACATCTACCGTTAAATTTGGCGCGTTTTATAATAATGAGTTAGTTGCTGTTATGACATTTAGACCAATAACAGTAAAAGAATTTGAATTAACAAGATTTTCAACGAACGACAATTATATTATTTCCGGAATCGCGTCAAAATTATTATACCATTTTATTAAAACATATACGCCAGCCAAAATTATTAGTTTTGCTGATCGTAGATGGACTATTAAAAAAGATGATAATTTATATACAAAACTTGGATTTAAATTAACAAGTATTACTAAGCCGGACTACAAATATTACAACACTAAAGTTCATAGATATAAGAGATTTCACAAATTTATTTTTCGTAAAAGCAATTTAGTAAAAAAATATGGTCTTGATCCTAAATTAACCGAAAAAGAAATGACACAACAATTAGGATACGATAGAATATGGGATTGTGGATTATTTAAATACGAATTGAATGTTATCTGATATTTATATTAAAAAGAATTGGTATGAAGTTATTAACCATAGTTCAATCCCACATTTTAGCTGAAGGGCGTGTTGAAGATGTATTAAAGAAATACGAAGGTGAATTATCAAAAGCTAATATCGATCCTAATGAATTGGTTGAGCTTTTTAGTAGTCATGACCCTTCGAGAAACAACAAATATTTGGATTGGATGGTTAAATCATTATTGGTGGTTTTATCTGGTGAATATAAAAATCCAACAACATTTAGCAACGAAGATTTTATAATTTATTTAGTCGAAAGTTTCCATAAAAATATCACACGAATATCATCTGAATTCGCTAAACAAAAAGGGTTTCCAAAAAAAGTCGTTGATAATCCTAAAGATATCAATAGTTATAATGTTCGTGATATGAAAATTATGTCAGGTATTTTAAATAAGCTATCCGATTCAAAACAAAATCTATCTGATGCTTATATTTTATATGAAAATGATAGATGGTTAATAATATCACCGAAAAATTATGACGCTTCTTGTAAATATGGTGCAGGAACTAAATGGTGTGTTTCGTCTAAAAAAACGACATCACATTATAGGGATTACACACAAATAGGAAAATTGGTATTTGTTATTGATAAAAAGGATAAGGATTATAGTCCGGGATTGCCTTATAATGAAAACCCGATGTATAAAATTGCTGTATATTACAAACCAGCGAGTCGAAACTTAACAATATGGAATGCTCCAGATGTTCAAATTGGAACTGATTTACAACATTTTTTTGCTCCTAATATTCAGCAAATTATTATGGATTTCATGATAACGCCAACGAGTAAGTTACAATGGAAGGATAATAAACAAAAAATTGATGATTATTTTTCAACCAACCCGAACATTTATGACTGGGTGGGATATCCGAAGGCTGACGATAATTTTCCATATTTATTGCCTTCGCGTGATTATTTAGATTACCATTTGCGCATTTATCCTTATGGCACTGATAATAAAGATCCAAAAGATATATTAATTGTTCAGTTATGGACATCGGGTAGTAATTTATCTTCATCAAATAATATCAAGACGTGGAAATCAACATTAAACTTTGATTCACAAGATCCAGTTAATGAAGTTCGCCAAGAGATTGAAAATATAATTGCCGGTCCTATTGATTACGAAATACAATACCATGAAATAATTAATTCTATCACAAATAAAACTTTTGCAGGTGGGTGGAGATTTAAAGCAACATATGTGGATGATGAAGATGCGACAGAAATGGGCTTTGATGCAACGAATAAAAAGTTATCGTCATATTATTGGGATAAGTATAAAATTGGTCTTGATATTGTATTGAGTGATGAATATGCTGTTAATCTTATCTGCCAATATCGTCCTGATTCCGGAAAAATGATACAAAAACAATACAAAATGGAGTTTAATAACATTACTATGGATACTATACGTGGTGATATTTTATCTATGACTAATAAAATAAACACGAATCTTATGAATTTTATCAAACAAACAGAGAACAAATAATATTTATATAGAAATAATACGTATTAAAATAAATCAAAATGAAAAAAGTTATTAAATTATCAGGAAAAGATGTGAAACTTATGGTTAATAAAATCATTGCTGAATCAAAGAAAAAAGAAGCTCCGGTTGATCCTAAAACAAAGGCTGTGGCTAAGGAAACTCCGAAACCTAAAGCTGTTGTTAAAGAAACTGTGGATCCTAAGAAACCCGGGCGTATTATTCGTTTAACTGAATCTGAAATGATTGAGTTTTTGGATAAATTAGCAGCAAGGGTTGAAAATAGCAGACGTAGAAGAAACTTAAAATAATGAAAATTACCGCTAATACAATAATTCTCTGTATTGGTATTCTTTTGATTGTTGGAGTTATTTGGTTGACAAGACCGGATAGTTCTAATTCTATTCAATCGGAGGAATATAAAAAAATTGATTCTGTACTAAAGGTAATTGATCAAAGGCAAATACGTGACAGCATTCGGAATCAAAAGGCAGATAGTTTATTGTCGTTAGTAGCGAATAATAATAAAGTCATATCGGGCTTTGTTAATGAACTAAATAAAATAAATAATCAACTTGATCAAACGCTTACAAATATTAATAATCTTACTCCTGATCAGCTTATCAGTCTATACGCAAATCAATTATCCCAAGCTAGTAATAAGTAATGGGGATAGTTTAGTTCTTCAGACGATAGAGCAAACTAGATGGGTTAGTAAACAAATCGAAATCGGTAAGGCTTGTGAGCTGTCCGGAATTCAAAAAGATTCTATTATTAATCGGAAAACCATGAATGAAGTATATTTGAATGATGTAATTAAGGTAAAAAACGAAATTATATCATCAAAGGACTCAACAATTTCAGATAAAGGATTAATAATTGATTCATATAAAAAGATAAACGATGATTTGATTAAAGATAATAAGGATTTGAAATTAAAAAACACATTAATTTTAATTGGCGGGGGGGTTTTAACAACGCTCATAACGATATTAGCGATTATATAACATAAACTATCCATTAAATTAATTATAACATGAAAACGAACAATAAATTATTAAAAGCCGAGGTAACTAGGTCCAAACATTTGATGGGATTAAAAGAAGATAATGACATAGAATTAAAATCCGGTCGTCCCCCACTGTCTAACGAGCTAAAACGTTATGTTCTTGACTTCTTTAAAAACAAAAAGGGGGGGGAAATTGATGATAACGAAATTATTGCTATTGCGAATAAGTTTAATGTTAGTCCAAGTGTTATTGAGGGATTTATTTATACGACATTATCAAAAAAATTATCTATAGCTGAAAATGTTAATTCGGAACGGAAAATAGGAATTGAGGTTGAAAAAGAACACGACCCAACATACGATAAAATAAAACAATATAAAGAAGAAGATGTAAAAAAAATGTCTAATCTAAAAGAATCGAAATTTGGCTTAGGGTGTGACGAAGATGATTTATATAAAGCGGTTGAAAAATATGCCCAAAAAAATGGTTATGAAATTGAAAGGAGACGAGATTCAAGAACAGGTGATGGTGGTGAATGGCTATCTTTACATCGGGCATATGAAGATCCTGTGAGAAGTTTTGAAACGAACTCTAATCTTTTTACTCAAAATATGACCGAAGATGCTGTAAAAGCTTATGCTAAAAAAACGGAAAAAAGGATTGAACAAAGAGTTAAAGCAGAATTTGGTGAGTTTTGTAATAAAGGATTAAAGGGTGTTGTTGGGACATTTAAAAAAGGATATAAAACTATTGATGTTCATGTTTCTTATCAAATCACATATGCACAAATGGCTAAGGATAAAAACCGTCCGTGGGGAATTGGAGACCGGCAAATACATAGATGCTCAGGTGTGGGTTGTGATGTTATTAACAGACCGGACGAAAAGACACAAAATCTAACCGGCAATTATGTAATAACGGATACCTATATAATGGTTCAATTAAATAGGCATAAAATAGAATAAAATTAGAACGGTGATTATCTTCCCGGATTTATTAATTTATTGACAACTCTAAACTTAATTGGGTCGTTAATTTTTCTTGTGTTGTTTTTATAATCGTATTTAACATCGATATAATAAAGATTGGGAATCCACCATGTAGTATCTAATGTTATAAAATACGAGTTTGGACCACGGTTAAGTTGTTCCCAATCGATTACAACAATTCTTTCATTACCTTCTTGAATGAACAATTGATAATATATTTTAACCGGGTGTTGTAATTTATTATTTGTAAATGGCTCAACAGCTTCAATTTCTAAGCGTCTGATTTCGCCAGCTTCAATATTTTCTTCCTGATTTATTCCGTAAAATGATAATGCTATTTCTGCCATATTAGTAGGTATTACAAAGTCCTGGTGATGGTAAAAAACTAGTATCTGTTAAGAGTGTAATTTTACCGTTTATAATTTTATTTTGTCCATTATAGGTTAAGTTCCATGTGTCTGTATATTGAAATTTATCTAGATTTACGTCATCCGGAACCATAAATTCGTAATAGTATACGCCCTTTGTTAATTGGTTTGATGTTCCTGCGGTGATAACTGTACTATTTTCATCTTTTATTTGAACTGTTGGTAATGTATCAAGATTTACCGGATGTCCGTCAATTGTTGCGTAGTAAAATATTCGATTTGTTCTTCCCATGAAAAAATATCCACGATCATCTTCAATTAGGTTATTCCATGTAGTTTCAACAAATGGCTCATAGTAAGTATTTGTGTGACGAGAATAGAATCCCACATATTGTTGTTGTGTTGTTCCTGTTGATATTTCGTAATCGTGTTGGAATGCGATACAATATCCATAATTAGTTCCACCGGTTATAATGTTATTTACTTCATCGGTTATATCTATTTCAATATCTTCGTTCCCAAATTCGAAATGTTGGGTTGATATAATGGTTGGAGTCACGGCCGAATAATCAACAATGCCCGATGCTGTCCATCTATCGAGTGTTGTTCTATATGTCCAATTGGCTGGCCCTGAAAGATAAGCATTATTGTTTGGTGATTCATATATATCCGGCACAACGTCATAACCCGCTCCTTCGTCCCAGTATTCGTTAATTTTAAAGAGTATTAAATCGAATGAGTGTGCTCTTTTTTTAGCATCAAAGTCTCCAGCAATAAGTTCCCCGTCAAAAAACGATGTATTCTTCATTTTTAAGACATGATTCATTGTGCCCATGATTGTGCTATCACTAACAAGAGATCGTAGCTCAGAAGTGTCGAAATGGATTAATAGCCGGGAATATGATGGTATGCTCATTGTGTTTTTACCGTAAAATAATTGAGATATTGGATTTCTAGCTGTATTAAGACTAGAATTAGATAGGATAACGGTGTTTTTATCAAAATATGTTCTGTAGATTCCCATTTTTACTGTTTTCTTATAAATATCTTTGGTTTATATTAAATTTATTTGTATCTTTGTAATTAAATATTGCTCGTAATGGATAT